AATGTAGCTCTTGCTAAAAAATTATTCCCTAAAATGCGTATTTTAGCACCAGTATTAGTACGTGGTGAGGAAGATAAAGGTGTTCGTTTTTGGGAATTTGGTAAAATGGTTTACCAAGAACTTTTAGGAGTTATGATGGATGAAGATTATGGTGATATTACAGATATTGCTGCTGGTAGAGATATTACTGTTGAAGTAATTCCAGCTAAGGAAACAGGTAAAATGTACGACACTACTACAGTTCGTGTTAAGCCAGTTCAATCTGCACTTACTAAAAAAGGGGAAGATGCTGAAGAGTATCTTGAAAATCAGAAAAATGCTGTAGAATTATTTAACAAATATTCATTTGATGAAATGAAAGCATCCCTCCAGAAGTACCTAGCACCATCTGAAGAAACAGAAACAGTTGCTGCTACTGAACCTGAAAAAGGAAAAGTTGATCTCGATTCTAAAATAGACGACTTATTTAGTTAATATGGCTAGAAAATCCAACAAACCAGCTCCAACAGGGGAAAGTCTTACTGAGGAATTAGCGGTATCGCTGAATAAAAAATTCAAGAAAGAATACAATCAGGTAGCATACTTCCTTAATGGGGGAGAAGAATCGCCAACAGATGTTACGTCGTGGGTATCTACTGGATGCACACCACTGGATCTAGCGATTTCTAACAGACCAAACGGGGGTTTGCCTGTTAGTAAAATTGTTGAGATTACGGGTCTAGAGCAAAGTGGTAAATCCCTCCTTGCAGCCCACGTTATAGCTTCTACACAAAAACAAGATGGTGTAGCAATTTATATTGACACAGAGTCATCACTTGATGCTCAGTTTTTAACCGCCATAGGAGTTGATGTTGATAATATGCTTTATATTCCCCTTAATACTATTGAGGATGTTTTTGAAGCTATGGAAGACATCATTGTTAAAATTCGCGAAAAAAACAAAGATAAATTAGTTACAATTGTTGTTGACAGTGTTGCCGCTGCTACTACTAAGATTGAATCTGCTGCTGATTATGATAAAGATGGATACGCAACGGCAAAAGCCATTATTATGTCTAAATCAATGCGTAAGATTACTAATCTAATAGGGAAACAAAAAATCCTGTGTGTATTCACAAATCAGTTACGTCAAAAACTAAATGCTATGCCATTTGGTGATCAATACACAACATCAGGAGGAAAAGCCCTACAATTCCACGCTTCAGTTCGCTTACGACTTAAAGGAGTAGGTAAAATTAAAGAAAAAGTCAATGGAGTTGATACAGTAGTTGGTCAAGAAGTAGAATGTGTGGTTGTTAAAAACCGCCTAGGCCCCCCTAACCGAAAAGTACGCTATAGTGTATTTTATGATTCTGGGATTGATGATGTTTATGGTACTTTAAAATTACTTAAAGAATATAGTGTTGTAAAACAAGGAGGAGCATGGTATAAATATACTACTGCTGATGGTGAAACCCATCAATTTCTAGCTAAAGAATTTGGGGATCTATTAGAAAGCCACCCAACAGCTAAGGAAGAATTATATGAAGCTCTTTGTGACAAATACATTATGAAGTATCGCCATGAAAAAGAAGATAATTTAGATCGTGATCCTGACGAAACCATAGTTGAGAATGAATAAATTTAAAGATATTTTAAACAATATAACCCCAGAAGAGAAGCACCCTAATGACAGGGTGCTTCTTATTGATGGGTTAAATATTTTTTTAAGGGCGTTTGCGGTAAATGGTTCCTTAAATGAAAAAGGTGTACCTGTAGGAGGTATTACTGGTTTTATGAAGTCATTAGCTTTTGCTATTAGAGAAATGGAACCTACTAGGGTTATTGTAGTTTATGATGGTGCTGGAGGTAGTAAAAGAAGAAGAAAAATTAAACCTGATTATAAGGCAAATCGTACTCCTAAAAGAGTAACTAAATTTGATGCTTTTAATTCCTTAGAGGAGGAAAAAGAAGCAATGAAAATTCAATTTAGAAGATTACTTAGTTATCTTGAATTACTTCCTATTGATGTTTATGGTATAGATAATGTAGAAGCAGATGATGTAATTGCCTATCTTTCCCAAAATATATTTGAAGAGGAAGTTATTATTATGTCTGCTGACCAAGACTTCCTACAACTTGTAAATGATAGAATTGTTGTTTGGTCACCTAATAAACGCAAATACTACACTAAAGAACAGATATTTACTGAATATGGTATTCCAGCGCATAATTTTTTAATGTATAAATGTTTATTAGGGGATAAATCAGATAATCTTGAAGGTATTAGGGGATTAGGTGCTAAAAAGATGACTAAAGTAATACCCGAAATTACTGGCAGAGAAATAGATTTAGATTATCTTATACACTATGCTACAACCCAAGATACTTTAATGCATGAACGTATAGTTAAAAATAAAAATACCCTAGAAATTAATAAAAAGATGATGTCCCTTAAAGACCCTCTAATATCAGGTAATATAAAAATGCAAATAAATGATTTATCTTCCCGTTCAATGAATTTACTTCACCGAAATGATTTTGTTATGTTATATAATCAAGATTATATGGGAAATAATCTACAAAACCCCGATATTTGGTTAACTGAGAATTTCCTAAAACTAAATAATCTTGCAAAAATAACACATGAGTAAATTAGAACAATACGGACATAATTTTCAAATTAAAACCCTATCATCCCTTCTTAAAGATAAAGAATTCCTACAACAAGTAGCTGACATTGTTTCACCTGACTTTTTTGATAATGAAGCTAATAAGTGGATTGTATCTAAAACTCTAGAATATTTTAATGAATTTAGGACTACTCCTACAATGGAGGTATTTAAAGTTGAGGTAGAAAAAATCAGAAATGAAATTCAACAAGTTGCTGTAAAAGAACAATTAAAAGAAACATTTAAATCAACTTCTTCACCTGATTTAGATTTTGTTAAACAAACTTTTTTAGATTTCTGTCGCAACCAAACCTTAAAATCAGCCCTTCTTTCATCAGTAGATTTACTTGAATTAGGAAATTATGAAGATATTCGTCGTCTTATTGATAATGCTTTAAAAGCTGGCATAGAAAAAAATCTAGGTCATGATTATATGGACGAGATTGAAGAAAGATACAAAGAGGAAGCAAGAAATACTGTAGAAACCCCTTGGAATGAAATCAATAGTATTTTAGGAGGTGGTTTAGGTACAGGAGATTTAGGACTTTTAGTAGGTAATCCGGGAGGTGGTAAGTCGTGGGCACTTGTTGCATTAGGGGGACATGCTGTTAAATTAGGATACACAGTTTTACATTATACCCTTGAATTATCTGATTTTTATGTCGGTCAAAGGTATGACGCCTTTTTTACAGAAATACCCGTAAATGAAATAAAAATCCATAAACATAAAGTTAAAAAAGAACTTGAAAGTTTAAGAGGAAAATTATATATTAAACAATACCCCGCGGGTAAAGCCAATGTAAATACAATATTAGCACATATAGATAAATGTCGTGGGCAAGGTATTGAACCTGATCTTATCGTGTTAGATTACGCAGATCTTTTATATACCAAAAACGGAAAGGAAAAAAGAGATAGGCTAGATGATATCTATACTTCACTAAGAGGAATGTCAACTGAATTAGCTATTCCCGTTTGGACAGCCTCTCAAAGCAATAGATCAGCAGCTAGAGATAATATTATTCAAGGAGACCAAATAGCTGAAAGCTACTCTAAAATCATGATTTCAGACTTTGCACTTTCACTTTCAAGAAAAACAGAAGATAAAGAAAATAGTACTGGAAGATTTCATGTTATGAAAAATAGATATGGGGTAGATGGTTTAACCTTTAATGCTACTATGGATACCTCTATTGGAAAAATTGAATTTGCTGAGCGTATAAGTAATGAAGTCCCTAGTAGTCCTGATGGAGCTGGATTTACAGGTAATGAAAGAAGAAATCTCCAAAGGGCTGCTGAAAATATATTTACATTTTAGTGGTATATACTGTATTTATAATTACAACCCCAAAAAATATTTAATAAAAATGGAAGTATCACAAGAAATTCTCTCAGACATTGTTGTCTATAACAAATACGCTAAATTTAATCCCCAAAAGAAAAGAAGGGAAACTTGGGAAGAGTTAGTAACTAGGAATAAGGAAATGCATCAAATTAAATTCCCCCAATTAAAGGAAGAAATAGAAGAAGTTTATAAATTAGTATATGATAAAAAGATCCTTCCTTCTATGAGAAGTCTTCAATTTTCAGGAAAACCAATTGATATAAATAATTCTAGAATTTTTAATTGTTCTTTCCTACCAATAGATGATTTTAGATCTTTTAGTGAAATAATGTTTTTATTATTATCAGGTTGTGGTGTAGGTTTTTCTGTTCAACAACATCATATTGAAAAACTTCCAGAGATTAGAAAACCTATGAAAACAAGGAGATTCTTAATTGGGGATTCTATTGAGGGATGGGCAGATGCTGTTAGAGCACTTATGAGAGCATATTTTGGAAAGGCAAGCACACTTCCCCTATTTGATTATAGAGATATTAGACCTAAAGGAGCAGAATTAATCACTGTAGGAGGGAAGGCACCAGGTCCAGAACCCTTAAAAGAATGTCTCTTCCAAATCCAAAAAGTCCTCGATAGAAAAGAAGACGGAGGTCAATTAACTTCTTTAGAAGCACATGATATTATTTGTCATATTGCTGATGCTGTATTATCAGGGGGAATTCGCCGTGCAGCTTTAATATCTTTATTTGATTTAGATGATGAGGATATGTTAACTTGTAAATTTGGTAGTTGGTGGGAAAAGAACCCACAAAGGGGAAGATCTAACAACTCAGCAGTAGTAATTAGATCAAAAGTTAAAAAGAAAGACTTTTTCGACTTATGGAGTAAAATTGTTGCAAGTAATTCGGGTGAACCTGGAATATATTTTTCAAATGATAAAGATTGGGGAACAAATCCTTGTTGTGAAATTGCATTAAGACCATATCAATTTTGTAATTTATGTGAAATTAATGCTTCTAATATTAAATCACAAGAAGATTTAAACAAAAGAGTTAAAGCAGCCTCCTTTATTGGAACTTTACAAGCCTCTTACACAGACTTTCACTATTTAAGACCAATTTGGCAAAAAACTACAGATAGAGACGCATTAGTAGGAGTAGGAATGACAGGAATTGGAAGTGGTGTCGTCTTAAACTTTGATTTATCAAAAGCAGCAAAAATTGCCGTAGAATCAAATCAGGAAGTTGCTAAAATTATAGGAATTAATAAAGCTGCTCGTGTAACTACTGTTAAACCTTCGGGAACTAGTTCACTTGTATTAGGGACTTCATCAGGAATCCATGCTTGGCATAATGATTTTTATGTTAGGAGAATGAGAGTAGGGAAAAATGAAGCCCTTTATAATTATCTAAATAAAAACCACCCAGAATTGGTAGAAGATGATTTCTTTAAACCCACAATTCAAGCAGTTATTTCTGTCCCCCAAAAAGCCCCCAAGGGAGCTATAATGAGAACAGAATCCGCAATGGATCTTTTAGAGAGAACTAAAAAATTTAATTTAGAGTGGGTTCACGAAGGGCATATTAAAGGGGCAAATACTAATAATGTTTCTGCAACTATTTCTGTAAAACAAGAAGAATGGGATGATGTAGGAAAATGGATGTGGAAAAATAAAGATACTTTTAATGGGTTATCGGTTCTCCCTTATGATAATGGTTCGTATACTCAAGCCCCTTTTGAAAATATCACAGAAAAAAAGTTTAAAGAAATGGAAAATCACCTTCATACTATAAATTTAAAAAATGTATTTGAAGATACTGATAATACATCCCAGAAGGAGAGTTTAGCATGCTCAGGAGATAATTGCGAAGTGTACTAATGTGTTGGGTAGAAAAATTATATCACGGATTTAAAATATAAAAAGTTATGGAATCTAATAAAGATAAATTAAATAAACTAATGGAAGATCTAGATAAAGTCTTAGGTCTTATTAAGAAAATAGGAGAATCTACTCCTGAAGATATAGATTCTGTTAAAGAAGAAATTGAATTAACTCGAAATGAATTAAAAGGTAAGTATGGCGAAGAGGATACCCCTAAAACCAACTCATAGGAAGCGTAGTCCGTTTTATTGGTGGAGAAGATTCCCAACACATAAAGCTCTACCCCCTAATAAATTACTAATTGATAGAATTGAAA